GTAATCGACGTACAGGCGGTTGCCTTCAATGTCGCAGCGGATCAGCACGGACGGATCGACCGAGAATCCCCAGTCGGCGCCCAGGCGGTGAATCGTGCCGGCCGGCCGCTCGAATTCTTCGACGCTCCAATTGCGGAACACGCGCGCTTCACTGTTCTGGCGGTATTTGCCCAGCCACACGTGCGCGTATTTGTCCGGATCGCGGCGCTTGTCGAACTCCATTTCCGCGCGTAACTCATCGGGCAACCACGGGTTGTCCATGTAGTTCGCCTCGATCACCGCAGCACCGGGCGGGAGTTCTTCACCGCGCAGCAGCATGTCGATAGGATCGGTCGGAGAGTCCGGATTCCAGTCGAACCACAGTTGCGAGCCGGGCTTGCGAATCGTCGGGCGCAGCAGCGTGAGGCTCTTTTCGCTGGCCTTCTGAGCCTCGGCGAACCACGACCGATCAAAGCCCTCTAGCGACTTGATGGAGTCGGCCGTGTGGTTCTGCATGCCCTCGAAGATCGTCACGCCACCATGCCGCGTGAGGATGCGGCGGTCCTGAACGTCAAAGTAATAGCCGGCGTTGTAGTTCTGGATCTTCGACTCGAGCAACTTCTTCACTGAGAACTCAAGCGACTTGAGCGTTTCCCGGATGCAGACGAAATCGAGCTTTTCGCTCACGCTTTCTTCAAGCCACAGCTCGGCGAAGAAGTTGGACTTGCCGGAACCTCGACCGCCGTGCGCCCCCTTGTATCGCGCCGGCTTCAGAAGCGGCAGGAACGCGCGCGGCGTCTCGATTACGAGGTCGCTCATTGCAGCTTCGGTTCTGGCTCACCCGGGTCGCGCGGGTCGATCACCTTGCGCGTCACGCTCTGGAACTGGACAGGACCGCCGTCAGGACCGGTGAGCGAGTGATCCACCTTGTCCCGCCAATCCTCTTTCCGGCGATTCTTCAGCCAGAAGATCTGTGCGGTGACGTTGCCGCCGGTCGCGTTCTTGTAGAGCGCGCCGACGACCTTGGCGTCTGCCTTGTCCTTGCCGGTGCTCATCGCCTCGGCGAAGTCCGCATGGGCGATTTTCCAGTCAGCCACGGTGCGCAGGCCAATGCCCAGGAATGCGGCGACTTCGGCGTCCGTCGCCCCGAGCAGGCAATAGTTCATCGCCAGTTCGGCATACTCGGGCTTGTACTTCGACGGACGGGCCATGGCTTAGATGACCGCCTTGATGTGCACGTAGATCGCTTCGAGTTCGTCGACGGACACGCGCTCTGCATTGCGGAGCTTCGCGAGCGCATTGGCGAACTTGGCTTCGAGCAGCATCAGGTGCGATTCGCGCGGGAGTTCAGCGACTTCAGCAACCGGCTCAGCCGCGGGCGCATCGATCACAGGCGCGTCAACCACCGGCGCCGCGTTCACCAGCACGTTGCCCATACTGGCAGGCGTAGCAGCACCAGCGGGCGACGTGCCCGCATCGGCGTTTCCCGCTTCACCCGAACCAGCTTCGCCAGATGAGGGCGACAAAGACGGCTCCCCCACCGGCGCCACCTCGGGCGCAGGCTGCTGCGGCTCAGTGCTGCTCGGCGCTGCGTCGCTCAGGCTTGCTGCTGCTTCTGCAATCGGATCGCTCATGATTTGCTCCAAGGGATTGGGGGTTGCTGTCACCCGCGCCAGAGCGAGTTCCGGCGAGCCGGCGGAGACACCTGGCTTCCAAGACGTCGACAGCTGGCGCGGTTATCGCACTCACGCCTTGCGGAAGAAAAAAGCCCCGACGAGCGGGGCAAACGCGGTGGACGCGTGGAGACACGGTGAGCCAGTCCGGGAGTGATCTGCAACGCCGACCGTTGCGTGACTGGCAGAAACGAAAAAGCCCCGCTCAGTTCGCACTGGCGGGGCTCGCTTTAGTTCTCACGACTGCGATTTCCTAACGGATTCGAACCGTCACTCCTAGGCTTTACCCGGTGAGAGTTGGGCTAGTAGGGCTTCTAACTCCCGTCCCGCTGGCTATGCCTGTCAGCCGGCACACATCAGAAATCGCATGCGTGAGAACTAGGAAGCCCCGCTCGGCGTGAACCGGCGGGGCTTCGGGTATTTCATGTGGGGCGGTTCCGTGTTGGAGCCATTCACCTTGCGGCCCGGACTCGAACCCGACTCGGGAGCCGCCTCACATGATTTTGTTTTCTGTGGACGAACGGAACGTGCCACGGATCAGGAAGTTACAACATCTTCACGCGGTTTACAAGCAGATTTTTCGAGCAATCCTGCAACTACCATCTGCGGACAGAGAATCGACTTGGCGCGTTCGTAGTCCTCGTCCTGGGTCTCGGCGTGCCGCGGGTTCACCCAGACCGACGCACCCGCGCCAAAGTTGCGCATTGCCGTGTTGATCGCCAGGCGGCTACGCATGTCGAGCTTGAGGATCATCGGCTCGATCACCTTGCCGACCGACGCGCGCAGGTTCATTTCGACTTCGGCGTCGAGGTCGTCATAGTCCATCCACTGACGACTGATGCGGAAGTCGCGGCAGGCCGGGTCAGCGCCCCCATGGCCGAGGTTCGGCGTATAGCCTGCCTGCCACTCGTACCAGTCCAACAGCAGTTCGTCGATTCGATCCATGTCATTCCCCGTTGTTCGTAGTTCGATATGGGCTGACCTCATCAGCGCGGCGGGACACCAACATCGACGCGGCAATCAGTGCAGCGGCGATGACTAGGAGAGGCCACCATGCGACCCCGAGAATCGCGATTACTGTGCCTACCTGGCTCATGAAGATGCCTCTGTCGTAGAGCGCCATCGACTTCGCGTGCCGATCTCTGCGTTCGTGGTCAGTCATGCCTTGTCCCGTTTCTCAGGCGTCCATCGAAATGTCATCCGCGTGTGAAGCTGCACTTCATCCCATATCGCCTCGATCTGGTTCGCGTCGAGCTTCTTCAGGCCGCCGCGCGTGCCGCTGACCGACTGCGCTTCAGGTGTCTCGCAGTTCAGGCGCAGGCGAGGCCTGGATTTCGTTATCTCTTCCATTCGCGGTCAAGAGGTGAAAAATAGAATCGGGCCAACGATCACGGCAAAGATCGCCGCGAGGACAGCAAGGCACGAGAGCCATTCCTTGGCAGTCGGCAACGTATAGTTGCTCGCCATGATCTCAGCCATGGCGACATATGCGGCGGCCCGCCGCATCTTCTCAACCCGGGCACGGCGGCGCTCACGCAGTTTCTGAGGGGTCATGCAGCCTCCGTTTGCTGCTCGCGCCAAGCCACGAACGGCCGACGCAGGAACTGATGAAACCGCGCCTCTGCGTCCTTGTCGGTCGCGAGTGCGCGGCGCGATGTGATCTGGCAGACGACGCGGATGAACTCCGCTGCTTCGTCGACCGTGAGCGGCTCGACCTCGGCGTGCGAGGCGGCCCATTCGCGAAACTGAGGGTCGCGGGGCAACATGCCGGCGAGCTGGAGGATGTTCATGGGCTCACCGCGAACGGGGAGTTATCGCCGAAGTTGGCGAATTCGCCGAAATGCTTTGATGCTGTCTCGCAATAGGCTCGATGCGCATCCAATGCAGTCTCAAACAGACCCAAGTAGACGTGACGTTTCTCGATGTGGATCTGAGCCATCCATTTCCCGCAGTCGTGCCACGTGACGCCTTTGTAGCCGCTTCTGGACGTCGCTTTGCGATTCATCTGGTTTCGGGCGTTATCCGCCTCCCTGAGATTGACGAACGCGTTGTTGGCTCGATTCCGGTCCTTGTGATCGACTTGTTCCGCCCACTCACCTGTCATGTAGAACCATGCGAGCCGGTGGGCCCAATACGAGCGCCCGTCAATCCCAATCTCGACATATCCGCTGGCTTTGCTGATCGCACCAGCAGCGGCGCCAGCACGCGCCCTCTTACGAGTCATCAGGTTGGTGAAAACTCCTGTCTCGGGGTCGTATGAGAGAACTTCCTTGAGACGCTCGATAGTGATCATAGGAAATGCCTCTGCGCGTAACGTCCAATGAGAAGGCTGTCAGCCCGGCCGTCATGCTTCTGCAACGGGCAGAACTCCGTGCCGAAAAGCTCACGCGCCAGCTTCAGGCTCTGCGTCTTGGTGTCGCTCGCCGTCGTGCGCTTGATGCCGTAGAAGCCCTGCCACGTCTTCGGCGAGACGAAGGCCATGTCGAAGCCGCTCAGCTCGCACACGGTGCAGATCACGGCCTTCGTCGCCTCAAGCGAGCCCATCGTCTGAACGCTGCCGCCGGCGAACGTGTTCAGGTTCTCCATGACCACAAGGCCCTTTTCATCGGCCGGCGCAAAGCGGCGTAGCAGCGCCTGCAATGCCTTGGGATCGATCTCGTTGCGGATCTTCGTGTTGCCGGGTTTGGCGCGCGTGGGCATGTCGTGGACGACGATGCGATCACCGGGGCCAAAGAAGGCGATGGCGCCGCGGATACCTGGGTCGATTGCGATCAGCATGCTTGCTCCTTAGGGCGTGCGGAAACCTCGCGCGCGGGCGTAGTGGATGCGGTCATGCGACACCCCATAGAGGCTTTCCACGCATACGGTAGTCATCGACGACGCGGCGGCGCAGCGCGCGATACTCCTCACGCAAAACGGGATCGCTGCAATTCTCGACAGCAGCTTTACCCGCCGGCGACGTGACGGCATCGCTCGCACAACGCGTTACCTCGTAGGGCCTCGGCTTATCCGTGAGCAGGATTCTGAAAGCCCAATCGCAGTTCGGCTCTTTGCGCAAGATCGCGCGCTGAGCCATGCTGATTTCACGCAATGCGGCCTGCGCCTTCTCAGGGTCAGCAGCCGGGTTGTGTTCGAGCTTCGGCGTTTCGGAAGCGACTGCTTCAATCCGTGCGCGGCGGCAGTGCGCCATGAACTCGGGCAGAGTCGGCGCCCGTTCCAGATCAGTCAGCGTTTCGCGCCCGGCCTTCATCTGGGAGGCGCTCAGACGGGCGAGTCCTACGCCCCATTGCCGCTTGATGTCGTCGATCTTCGAGCCACGCCACAGGTCGGCAAAGCGTGCTCCGTAGGTTGCCGACATGGCCGTGAACAACGCTTCGACCCAACGTTCGGGGATCGCGTTAGCCGGCCAGGCGGGCGACTGGGGTTGCGATGACATCGATGGTTCGTTCGTCGGGTTCATTGCTGCGGCTCCTGCCGGTCAGTCCTGCGATGGTTTCGGCTCGTTCGTCGTGGTAGCTGCGGGTTTGCGGGGAGGCTCGCGCTGCGGGTCCGGCGCGCGGTGCTGCGGCATCCCGCGTCCAACGCTCAGCGATAGCCAGCACGAAACCGGCTTTGATGCGGCCTGACGGGTCGGATGCTTTGGCCTCTGCGCATGCGGCCTCGACGGTCTCCGGCGTGATGCCAGCAGCGGCGGCAGCGATGAGGCGGGGATCACCGGGTTGGGCATCGACGGAATGCTTTCGCATTGCTGCGGAGAGCTGGGACGGACGCACAGCCTCGCGAGGTGTACCACCTACGTCCGTCTTTACTCCTTTCCTTTCCTTTCCATTCCCTTCCCTTCCTACTCCCTTCCCTTCCGTCAGTGAACACTCAGTGAGGGGTGTAGGAGTACTACCGGATTCAGGCACGGGAAGGCCTGTTTTTGACGGTCGATTTATGACCTGATGCGCCTTGAAACCCTTGATGTGTATGAATGTCTCTCCATTCACTTCGTACTCACGGAATAATCCGTGAGCCATCAGTGACTGAATCAGAGGTTCACAGTCAATCGCATCCGCCGGGAAGATCTGCATCTTCAGTTTTTTGGCCGATCTCTGGAGGTTTCCGTTGTCGTCTGCGAAGTTCCATGAGCCGATGAAGAACAGTCGAGCCTCAAACGAAAGCTCGACGATCTTCTCGTCGGTCCAGAAATCCGGCTTGATTGTGCGGATGCGCGCCATGGTTATTTCTCCACCGCGCCCTTGGGGCAATAGATGCGGAAGGTCAGCGTCAGCAGTTCCTGAATGTGCCGGTGCGCGGCTGCTGCGACCTGTTCGAGGTCGTGCTTCTCGCGGTCGTTGACGATGCCGTCTGCGATGGCCGCGGTATGGGTCTTAGCCAGCTCGCCGAGGTCCGAAAGGATCTGCGTGAACTTGGCGAGCAGTTCCTCGTTGTCGCAGTTGTCGTCGACTTCGGGCAGCGACACGAACATGCCGCCCGACTGTTCAGCGATGGCTTCAGCAAAGAATGTCGTGCCGGACAGACGCTGCATGGCGAGGGCCATTTCAGTCTGAATCGCCTGGCCCTTCACTTCATAGATCCGATTCTGTAGCGACGCTTCGGAAATTCCGAGCGCCCCCGCCATTGCCGGCGCACCACCGTTGAAGGCGCGGATCATCGACTGGTAGGCTTTTCTCAGGCCCATAAGGCGTACCTAATTTTCAATGGTTGTGCAGTGCGG